TCTGAAGAAATTGAGATGGACGAAACAAAATACGTTGGAAGAGACGAATTTGATTCTAAAATCTCTGAATTAAAGAAAATGATTGAGGAAATGAAATTGGGTTACAATGAAGAAAAACTATCTATGGAAAAAGAAATAGAGAAGTTATCTGCTGAACCAGCTTCAGAACCAATCGCACACAACCCTGAAGGGGAAGTAAAACAAAACTTTAAATCTTTTGGTCAAAACAAAATAATGAGCACTAGAGATAGAGTAATGAACAGAATTGCTAATTTAAAATAAAACTAAAACTAAAATTAATTAAAAAATGGCTACTACTACATCAATTACAAGTACTTATGCTGGCGAATTTGCAGGCAAGTACATTTCTGCTGCTTTATTATCAGGTGTTACACTTGACAGAGGTGGTATTGAAATTAAACCAAATGTAAAGTTCAAAGAAGTGATCAAAAAAATTGCTACTGATTCTAACGTAATCAAAGACGCAACTTGTGATTTTACTGATACTGCAACTATTACATTAACTGAAAGAATCCTTCAACCAGAAGAATTTCAAGTAAACCTAGAGCTTTGTAAAAAAGACTTTAGAAGTGACTGGGAAGCTGTATCTATGGGATATTCTGCTTTTGACAATCTACCTCCAAAATTTAGTGACTATTTAATCGGTCATGTTTCTGGATTAGTTGCTGAAAAAACAGAAAACAATATCTGGTCTGGTGTTGACGCTAACGCTGGTGAGTTTGATGGGTTTACAACTTTATTAGGTGCTGATAGTGACGTTATTGACGTTTCTGCTGGTACTGTAACTTCTGCTAACGTAATTGCAGAGCTAGGGAAAATAGTTGATGCTATTCCTTCTGCTTTATACGGAAAAGAAGATTTATACATCTATGTATCTCAAAACATCGCTAGAGCTTATGTAAGAGCATTAGGAGGATTTGGAATCTTAGAAAATGCTGCTGGAAGTGAAAACGTATCTAGCATCGGTGCTAACGGTGTATCTAATCAAGGTACTATGTGGTGGCAAAACGGAGCATTATCTTTTGATGGTGTAAAATTATTTGTTGCTAACGGACTTGGAGATAACAAAGCTGTTGCTGCTGAAAAGTCTAACTTATTCTTTGGAACAGGTCTTTTATCTGACCACAACGAAGTTAAGTTAATCGACATGGCTGACCTAGACGGTTCTCAAAACGTAAGAGTTGTTATGAGATTTACTGCTGGAGTTCAGTACGGAATAGGGTCTGATATTGTACTATATTCTTAATAAATTAAATTAACCAAAAATTAGGGTAGGTAGGTAAATGCCTACTTACCCTTTTTTTATAAAAAATAATAAAAACATGGCTTGTACTTTAAACTTAGGTAGAAAAGAACCTTGTAAAGATGTTGTTGGTGGCATAAGAGCTGTTTATTTTACTGATTTTGGTGACTTTGGAACAGTCACTGTAAATGATGATACTCAAACTGATAATAACATAACAGACATGAGTGGAACATTTACTGCATTTAAATATGAAGTAAAAGGAAACTCTTCTTTTGAACAAAACATTACCTCTTCAAGAGAAAATGGAACTACATTCTTTGAACAAACATTAAATTTAACATTACATAAATTAACTAAAGAAGATAACAAGGAATTAAAATTAATTGCTTTTGGGAGACCTCACGTTGCTGTTGAAGATTACAATGGAAATGTGTTTATAATGGGATTAGAGCATGGTGCTGATGTCTCAGGAGGAACTATAGTTACTGGAGCTGCTATGGGAGATTTAAGTGGTTATACACTTACTTTATCTGCTATGGAAGTAAAACCTGCTAACTTTATTGACAGCCCTACATCTGCTGACCCATATGCTGGAATGTCTAGTGCAACTGTTACAGTAACGGTAGGTACTAATTCATAATAACTAAATTTAATTAGGTTAAATTAAGGGATGCTTCGGTATCCCTTTTTTTATGAAAACAAATTAGCTATATTTTGTTATTTATAATATGGTAATATTAACAACATCAACAGACGCTCAGAGTTTTAAAGTAATTCCTAGAAGTGCACAAAGCTCCGTTACGTTTGAACTAACTGATAAATCTAAAAGAACTACAACTACAATTTCAGTTTCTGTAACTAATTCTAATGGTTATATGACCGTCACAGGTAGTTTTTCTTTAGTAGAAGGCAGATTTTATTCTTTTGCCATTAAAAACGGTTCTGTAATTATATATAGAGGTTCTATTTTTTGTACAGATCAAACTAATTTTAATACCTTTGATGTACACTCTGGAGAATACACTACAGAAAACACATACGATAACGATTTTGTAATAATATGAGAAAAGTAAATAAAATGGCAAAAAAAAGATATAATAGTAAACCGTTGCCAAAAGCAGAAAAAGGAAAGATACATATAGTCAACATGTCTTCTTACACAAGACCTGAAATCAAAGAACAATATAATAGAGATTGGGTAGAGTATGGAGATGACAATAATTATTTTAGTTATTTAATAGACAGATATAATGGAAGCCCTACTAACAATGCTGCTATTAATGGTATTGCCGAAATGATATATGGAAAAGGAATTGATGCGGTTGACAGTAAAGAAAAAGAAGCTGACTATATAGAGATGAAAGAGCTATTCACAAAGCCTTGTATGAAGAAAGTATGCTACGATTACAAAATGATGGGTCAAGCTGCAATTCAAATAATCTATTCTAAGGACAGAAAAAAGATTGTACAAGTAGAACATATACCTGTAGAGACGTTAAGGGCAGAGAAGGCAAATAACAAGGGTGAAATACAAGGTTATTACTATGCTAAAGATTGGTCAGAGATTACATCTAAGCTAAGTCCTAAAAGAATACCTGCATTTGGTACAAGTAACTCAGGATTAGAAATACTATATATCAAACCTTATAGAGCTGGATTTTATTACTATTCTCCAGTAGATTATCAAGGAGGATTACAATATGCAGAGTTAGAAGAAGAGATAGCTAATTATCATATAAATAATATACAAAATGGTCTTGCGCCAAGTATGCTTATAAACTTTAACAATGGTGTTCCTACAGAAGAACAAAGAAGTTTGATTGAGCAAAACATACAAGAAAAGTTTAGCGGGTCTTCTAATGCTGGTAGATTTATACTGGCATTTAATGACAGTAAAGAATTGTCTGCAAGTATTGAGCCAGTTATATTAAGTGATGCACATGAGCAATATAAATTTCTTAGTGATGAATCTATGAGAAAGGTAATGGTATCACACAGAATTGTATCGCCTATGCTTGTAGGTATAAAAGATAATACTGGTTTAGGTAATAATGCTGAAGAATTACAAACAGCATCTTTGCTTATGGATAATACAGTTATTAGACCAATGCAAGTTACTATACTAGATGAACTAGAAAAAGTATTGATGTACAATAAAATTGAATTAGACATATACTTTAAAACACTACAACCTTTAGAATTTACTGATTTAACAAATGCTATTACAGATGCAGAGATAGAAAAAGAAACGGGAATAAAAAAGGAAGATAGTGAAGAAATAGAAGAACAAATAAATATAGAAGAATAATGGCAACAGCACTATTTATAAAAAGGTCAGATTTAGTTAAAAACACTGCATTAAGTTCAAATGTAGATACAGATAAATTTATACAGTTTATTAGTTTGGCACAAGAAATTCATGTACAAAATTATTTAGGCACAGATTTATACGATAAAATAAGTGCTGATATAATAGCAGGAAATTTAAGTGGAGATTATCTAGCTTTGGTTAACGATTACATACAACCAATGCTTATACATTTTGCTATGGTAGAATATTTACCTTTTGCAGCTTATTCTATATCAAATGGCGGTGTATATAAACACAATTCTGAAAATAGTCAGATAGCAAATAAAGAGGAAATAGATTTCTTAATTCAAAAAGAGAGAGATTTTGCTGAGTATTATGCTCAAAGATTTATAGATTATATGACTTATAATGCACCATCTAAATTTGATGAGTATTATAGTAATTCAAATCAAGATATTTACCCAGATAAAGACACAGGATTTCACGGATGGGTATTATAAAAAAGAATTACAAACCTAAAGAGGTTAATGTCAAAAAACTACTAACTTATTTAAAAAAGAAAGATAATGGCTACACTTTCAGGAAATAAAATAAAAGATACTTATCAGTCGCTAGTAAAGTTTTCTGATAATGGAAATATAACAGTTGGTGCTAAACAATTAACTGATGGTTTTGGTAATAACTCGCCTATGTTTGTATCTACTACACAAGTAGGAATAGGAGTAACACCTGAATCAGGATTAAATCTTCACGTTTATGGAGATGCTAAAATAGGTAGCAATCTAACAGT